ATAACCTTTGCCATTTTAATTTCCTCCAAATATTTTGTTTTGTGGGGTCTTGCTCTTTACACTTATATAATACCACTCAATGAGTGGTATGTCAAGCACTTTTTTCAAAAAATCGAAAAATTTTTTCGGCGGGAAGAATTGGAAGTAACTGCGGGGGCGGGGAGGCGATAATCAGGGTGCAAAGGAGGGAGGATGCGTGCAGACAAGATACAGGCCGCGGGAGCTGGCGGAGGCCGTGGACAGATATTTTGACTCCATCCGCGTGGTGCGTCCGCTCATCCTGGAGGAGATCGACTATCAGGAGCAACCGGACGGCACCTATGGCGTGACGCTGGATGCCTTCGGGCACCCGAGGAAGAAATTCGTCCGGCCGGTCGCGGCGGACGGAACGCCGGCGGTGGAGGAAATCTGGATCAAAAAGCCAAGTATGGCGGGGTTATGCCTGTTTTTGGGCATCCACCGCTCGACGTGGGCGGAATACGGCAAGAAAAAGGCGTATGCCGACACGGTGGAGCGCGCGCGGGGGCGCGTGGAGGACTATCTGGCCGGGAAGGTGCTGGAAAAATCCTCCGCAGCGGGCGCGAAATTTAGCCTGCAGCACAACTGCGGATGGAAGGAGCGGCAGGAGATCAGCCTCGACAAGGAGACGCGAGAGGTCGTGAGCAAAACAATGACGGCACAGGAAAAGCTGGAGCTGCTGCGGGAGCTGGGGCTGAGACTGCCGGGAGAGGAGAACGAAAATGACGATCGACAAACTGATCAAGCTCGCAAAGAAGCTGAAGCCGACACCGTTTGACGACGAAATCCTGTTGATGTGGGTCAACGAGATCGAGGGGATGGTGCTGAGCGAAATCCACCTTGTGACGGTGACGGACATCAAGCCGTACGAGATCGGGGCGGACGGCAGCCTGCCAACGGCAGAGCTGACCGCGCCGATGCCATACGACAAGCTCTACACGCAGTACCTGATGGCGCAGATCGACTACGCAAACGGCGAGTACAGCAAATACCAGAACACAATGCAGATGTTTAACGCATACTACACGGAGTATGTGCATTATGTGGCGGAGGTGCTCGCACCGGCAGACGGGCGGGCGGATCTGCTGCAATACTATCTATCGGCCTATGCGATCGCCAAAAAGCACGGCTACACCGGCACGGAGGAGCAGTGGCTGCAATCCCTGCACGGCGCGGACGGACGGGGGACCAAGATGCAGTACCAGGGCAAGGTGATCCAGTGGGCGACGGACGGGACGGAGGACTGGCACGACCTTGTGGATATGCAGGGCATCCAGAACGAGATCACACAGGCTGCACAGACGACGATCACGGCGTCTGCAAATCAGGCGGCGCAGGAGGCGACGGCGGCAGCGACGGCGGCAAAAACAGCCGCAGCGGGATCTGCGGCCACGGCAAGCCAGCAGGCGGCAGCGGCAAATGCGGCAAAGGAGGCGGCGCAGGCCGCGCAGCAGCGAGCGGGAGACTCGGAGCAGGAGGCATATGACTCGGCGCTGGTTGCCTCAAACTCGAGAGATGCGGCGGTTGCGGCAAAAAACGCTGCGCAGAACGCCGCGCAGGACGCGGACATCTTTGCGAGCGAGGCGGATTCCTCAGCGCAGACCGCGCAGGCATGGGCGGAAGGAAAGCGGGGAACGGCGGAGGTACCGGCGACAGACCCGGCATACCACAACAACGCGAAATACTGGGCGGAGCAGGCACGGGGAGGTGCCGGTGCAGATGCCGTAAAGTACACGCCGCAGAGCCTGACGGAGGCGCAGAAAGCACAGGCACGGAGTAACATCGGCGTGACATCGGGCGGAGGCGGCGCAGGGAAGCCGGGCACGACCTTCTCCCCGAGCGTGAGCGAAGCGGGCGTGATCTCGTGGACAAACGACGGAGGCTTGGAAAATCCGCCACCGGTCAACATCAAGGGGCCGAAGGGAGATCAGGGGCCGAAGGGTGAGACCGGCGCAAAGGGCGAGACAGGAGCGCAAGGGCCACAGGGAGAGCCGGGGGAAAAGGGAGAACCCGGCGCGCAAGGCCCGCAAGGAGAGCCGGGCACGGATGCAACCGTGACGGAGGCTGCAATCACGGCGGCACTGGGGTACACACCGGCGAACCCTGCGAATGTGCCGTCCGGCGCACTGGCCAGCAAAGACAGTGTAGACCTCGGAGGCAGAGATGTGACGGGGACGCTGCCAGTGAGCAATGGCGGTACCGGGGCAACGACGCCGGAGAAGGCGCTGGAAAACCTGAAAGCCCTCCCTCTGGCTGGTGGCACTATGGACGCGGGCAGTAAGATTACCCATCCGGGCAATAGTTCAGATTGGGCTGGCGGCAGAGATCTCGCTATCCTGAGACGACCAGATGCAGTAAGTGACAGAGGCCTGTACTATCCTATCATATCGTCCAAAACAGTCGATGGTGACTGGACAATAGGGACGCTGGATAATGGACTTTTCATCAATTACACCAGTGATACAGCTTATTCCAACGGGACAGGTAATACACATCAGTTTCTGCTGAATAGTGACGGCAACATCTATTATCCCGGCGGGGCAGCCATCGTAACAAGCGGAACGCTGGGAGCCAGTGCGAGCGCAACCGTTTCCGGCTCTTTTGATGGCCGCATTTTCAAAAATCTATTGGTAATTATCAGGTCGGATTCTAAGAACAGCGGTAATTATTATACAACCTTTACACTGCCTGCGATGGCCGGCGAATGGGGCTTATTCGTGCCGACCTATAATGATTACTACCGTGCGGTGGTAACGATTACCGGCAGCGGCGGGAACATGGCGGTAACGCTTCGGATGGACAGTGACGTAAGCGGGACCACCGCATGGATATACGCAACGGCATAAGGAGAGCAACATGAAAATTCAGGTCGATAAAAATGGATATGTGGAGAACTACGTGCTTGTCGGCGAAGGTAGTGCTTGCAATATCAATGTGGAGTTACCGGAAGGCTTTGAGGCGGAGCACTATGCGGCTTACAGACTGATTGACGGTGTCCTGACGCTCGATACGGACAAGCTTGCGGCATTGCAGCTTGCAGACAGACAAAACGCGATCCGCGCGCGTCGAGAGCGCGAGTGCTACTCAGTGATCAACCGGGGGCAGCTATGGTATGAGGGCGTCAGCATCGCGCATCTTGTTGAGCTGCGCAAGTGGTACAAGGCATGGTTGGACGCACCGGCGACGCTGATCATCCCGGACAGGCCTGCTTGGCTGGATTGACGGAGGGGGATGCGAATGGAACTGGAGACAAAGGTGATCGAGAACGAGCAGCGGAGCAAATCAAACGGGCACCGGCTGGACAGGCTGGAGGAGCGCGTGGACGAGCAGGAAAAGCTGGTCACGGCGATTTGCGGCCTGCAGAAGGACATGGAGCACACCAAGAGCGACGTATCGACAATTAAAACCAACGTCGATAAGCTCCTGGAAAAGCCAGCGAAGCGCTGGGACGGCGTGGTGACGGCAGTCGTGACGGCGCTGATCTCGGTGTTGGTGGGCGCGCTGCTGGGGCGGCTGATCTGACCGCAGCGGGAAAGAAAAAAACCGGGCAACCGGTGAATTTTTGAAAGGAGAAATGGAAATGAAACTGAGCAACAAGGTCTATGACATTCTGAAGTGGATCGCGCTGTATCTGCTGCCCGCGCTGGGCACGCTGTACTTTGCGCTGTCCGGTATCTGGGGGCTTCCCTACGGGGAGCAGGTCGTCGGCACGATCACGGCTGCGGACACCTTCCTCGGTGTGCTGCTGGGCATCAGCTCCGCTGCTTACAAGAAGGAGCAGTAAGTAATCCGAAAGGGGGAGAATCAAATGGCAAAAGCAAGCGAGATCATGAAACTCGCAAAGTCTTATGTCGGTACGAAGGAAAGCCCAGCATATAGCAACAACGTCATCTTCAACACCCACTACTACGGGCATGAAGTCAGTGGCGGGAATTATGCGTGGTGTGTCGTATTCGTTTGGGACACCTTCCGCATGGCAGGCGCGTCCAACCTGTTCTGCGACGGAAAAAAGACCGCGTGGGTCGATACCGTCCGTGACTGGGCAAAATCCAAGGGGCTGGTAGTCTCGAAAGATCAGGGGCGTCACGGCGACCTTGCCCTTTTCGATTGGAACCACAACGGTAGCGGCGACCACATTGGATTTATCGACGCCAAAAACGCGAACGGCAGCTATCAGACCTGTGAGGGCAATACCTCCGTCGATAACAATTCCAACGGTGGCGAAGTCCAGATCAGAACCCGCTATCCGTCGGAGATCATGATGATCATCCGTCCGCAGTACGAGGCGGAGGAAATCAGCCCCACACCCACACCGACAAAGGAGGAAACAGTCAAAATGGAACTGAGAATGCTCAAGCGCGGCATGAGCGGCAACGATGTCCGCGCGGCCATGCTGCTGATGAAGGACAAGGGCTATTATCCCTGGAATATCCCGGCGACGGACAAGTTGTTCGGCGCGAAGATGGAGCAGGGGCTGAAAAAGATGCAGGCGGAGCACGGCCTCGGCGTGGATGGGCTGCTGGGGAAAAATAGCTGGACGTACCTGCTCAAGTAATGGCACCGATGGCCCGCATCAGCCTGCCGCCCGCGCTGCAAGGGCTGACAAGGGGCGAGATGGAGCGGGTAATTGAGCAGGCCAATGTAGGAGCCGAGAACGAGCGAATTGCAAAGCTCTACTACATCGACAAGCTGCCGCAGGCGGATGTGGCGGCGGAAGTTTATCTTGCACAGGCGACGATCAAGCGGCGGCTGCCGAAGATCGTAGAGAAAATGCAGATAGCAGAAAGACACATGAAAAACTGACAGACCCGGCGGGGGAGACCCTGCCGGGATTTTTTAATGCAATTCGCCAAACATTCAGGCGGTCAAGCCTGAATGTTGGAAGTAACTGGGGGAGCTGATGCGGGAAAATGAAGAAAAAGAAGGTGCAAGGAGGTGAGTGACAGTGGAAAAGGCATACGAGGGCAAGGTGAGAAACACCGGCAGCCAGGTTGTAAAGGCACCGTATCAGCACGAGAACAAGGACAGCGGCAAGGTGCACACCGGAAACGACCTGCGGAGCACGGCAGGCGGGAAAAAGTAAAAAAATCTGGAGGATAACATGGGAGAAACCAATTATTACGAGCTTTTCGGCGTACCCGCGCCGGAAGCAGGCGGAAAAGAGCCGGAAGCCGCCGAACCGGCAGCTCAGCCAGCAGAAGCATCCGAAACCGCAGAAGCGGAGCAGGACGAGGGCGGAAAAGAGCCGGAGGCCGCCGAACCGGCAGAAGCGGGCGAAGGGAATCCGGGCGAAGCGCAGAAGAATGCGCAGGAGCCTGAAAAGGACGGGCAGGACGCGGAAACGCGCCGCAAAAACGCGGCGCAGCGGAGAAGCCGGGAGAAGCTGGAGGCAGAGCAGAAGGGACGGCAGGACGCTGCCGCCGAGATCCTCCGCCAGATGGGGCTGAAGGACCCGAAAACGGGGCAGCCGGTCACGACGATGGAGGAATTCGCGGCGTACCAGCAGGCGAAGATGCAGGCCAAGGCGGAGCAGGACCTGAAAAACGGAAAGCTCAGCCCGGAGGTGCTACAAAGCGTGGTGATGGCCTCTCCGGAGATGCAGGCCCTCCTGAAGGACGCGAAGGAGACAAAGGAAACCGCCGAGGTGCAGGACTTCACGGCGAGAAGAGAGATGGAGCTGGCGGAGATCCGGAAACTGAACCCGGAGATCAAGACGCTGGACGACATCATCCGGATGCCGACGGGCGGGGACTTTGCCGACCTCGTGCGCAAGGGATGCAGCTTTGTACAGGCGTACAAGACCGCAAACTTTGACGCGATCATGCAGAAAACCCGCGCAGCGGGAGAGCAGCGGGCGCGAAACGCTGCAATGTCGCAGGCGCACATCAAGGGTACACCGACCAGCCAGAGCGAGGCCTTTGTGGTGCCGCAGCAAGTGAAGGAGATGTACCGCGTATTTAATCCGGGAATCACGGACGAGGAGATCGCGAAGGATTATCGGAAAAACAGAAAGTGAGGAGAGAAAAATGGCATTTATCCCTTATACCTACGCCGACGGGCAGCCGACGCCGTGGGAATACAAGCAGGCAGCAGCGCTGGGCGAGATCCGGCCGGGACAGGCGCTGGTGCTTTCCGCCGGGAAACTGACAAAGTGCAGCGGCGATAACCGGCCGGAGTACATCGGCATGTACGGGGGGACGGTCGCATCCGGCGACGTGATCCCGGCAATCAAGGTGGACGAGGAGACGGTGTTTGAGACGGAAAACTCCGTAGCAAATGCCTCCGCAGCAGCGGGCAGCCGGCTGACCATCGACACGACAGGCACCAAGATCACAGCGACGGCGGGAACCGCCGTGGAAGTGGTGGAGGCACTGGACACGGCGGCGGGCGGCAAGATGCTCGTGCGCTTCCCGCGCATTCCCAAGACCACAGGCGGCGGCTAAACCGCCGGAACGAAAGGAGAGATGTAACATATGGCACAGATCATTCTGAGTGAATCCAGCAATATGGCCAACTCGCTCTTTGGCGAGATTCAGTCCCCGATCGCGGCGTTTATCGAGCGCCGCGACGAGGCATGGATGCACGACGAGAGCAACATTGCGGCCAAGATTTTTAAGCAGGTACGCAGCACGCACCACTCCGAGGCATTTACCGGCATCGGCGCGGTGGATACCTTCGCGCCGGTGGGAGAAAACGGCGCATATCCGACGGGCGGCGTGGACATGAGCGACGAGCAGAGCTTTGTGGCGGTGACGTGGAAGGGCAGCTTCGCCATCTCCGAGGAGATGATGGAGGACAAGATGGACTCCGTGCTTGTGGGGCAGCCGCAGGGATTCCTGGACGATTACCACCGCAAGCGCAGCGCGTTCTTCGCGGGACTGCTCGGCTCGGCAATCAAGAATCAGGCGGCCTACAAGGCAAAAAACGTGGAGTTTAAGACCACCTGCTCCGACGGCAAGAAGCTCTTTGCAGCGGATCACAAGCCGCAGAAAAAGAGCACAACCCAGTGCAACGCCTTTAAGGACGCATTCTCCGCGGCGGCGCTGGGCAAGCTGGCGACCGCCATGCAGAACCTGACGGACGACGACGGCAACATGCTGACGATGAACCCGGACACCATCATCATCCCCAACGACGCCGAAATCAAGGCGGAGGTGTTCGGCGTGCTGGGCGCGCACAACGACCCCGGCACGGCAGCAAGCAATAAGTTCAACTACCTCTTCGGCGCGTGGAACGTGCTGATCTGGAACGAGCTGAACCAGTATTGCACCGGCGGCACCACCGTGCCGTGGATCCTGATGGACTCCGGCTACAACAAGCGCTATTTCGGCGCGGTGGACATCATGCGCAAGGATCTGACCGTCAAGAGCGAGATCGCGCACAACGACGCGAACGTCTGGAAGGGCCGCGCAAGATTCACGGGCGGCTTCGTGGACTTCCGCGCATTTGCGGCAGGCGGCCTGTCGTTTGGCAATACCCTTTGATACATCCTCCGGCGGGGCGCGCAACACGTCCCGCCGGAAACGGCATAGGAGGAAGAAAGTGCTGCAAAACATCAACGTACTGGTAAGAGCGCCGGAGCTGACCGGCGACACAAAGAAGGATCTGGAAGCGCAGCAGAGCTTTAACAAGCAGCTTTTACGGGCGCTGGAGTATCTTCTGGGAGAGCTGGACAGGAGAGACGAGCAGGCGGAGAAGCGCCTGCAAAATTTGGAGGGGAAGAAATGAGCAAACTGCCGAGCATGAGATACGAGGATAGGATCAAAAAAACGGCGCAGGTGGCCTTTGGCGGTCTGCGTCACAGCCTTTCCTGCTCGGACGGAGAGCTTTACGATATGAAAAACCTGACCTGCAAGGAGTACCCGATCCTGCAGCCGAGGGAAAAGCGGTGGATTGCGGATGCAGGAGACAGGGGTGGGACGCACGCGCGGACAAAGCAGGCAATCTACGCAGACAACGGGAATATGTGGGACGTACACTTTCTGAATGATTTTCAGAATGCATATCACCTGAGGTCAAGCACATGGAAGATCTCCACAGGGCTTGGAACGGAGAAGAAAGACTGGAAATTTATAAGATTCGGCGACCGGGTGCTGCTGCTGCCGGAAAAGTGGCTCATCCAGACCGGCCTGAGCATAGAAGGGTCGGTGGTCGTGAAATCAGAGCTTCCGACGCTGACGGAAGCAGACAATGGGAAACTATACGTCGTATTGGGAAGAGGATTCCAGAACAGCACGCCGATCGGTACCGTGTACCGGTGGAGCGGGAGCGAATGGGAATACTACTGCGCACTGGCCGAAAGAATCGAAGCATCCATCACGATGACCGGCGTGAAGCTGACGGACGGGACGCTCTACGGAGAAAAGGCGACGGCAAACACCATGACTTTTACCAACCCGACAACGGTGGAGGGAATATTCAAGGTGGGCGACGGGATAGAGATCCCGGAGCTGGCAGAAGCGCCGGGAAACGCAAAGACGGCGATCATCCGGGAAATCAGCGAAAAGAAAATCGTATTCTCGGACAACTGCTTCAAGATGCCGCTGGGGACGGACGGAAACCCCGTGACCTCGGTGACGATCTCCGGGACGGTGACGCTCAAGCGCACGATGCCGGACCTGGACGGGATCTTTGAGCACGACAACAGGCTGTGGGGATGGAAGGGCAAAACGATCTACGCAAGCAAGCTGGGAGACCCGAAAAACTGGAATGTGTTTGAGGGGCTGAGCACGGACGCATGGGCGCTGGAGACGCAGAGGAAGGGAGAAATCACGGGAGGCGTGAGCTTCGGCGGATATCCGACCTTCTTCCGGGAGGATTCGATGATACGCATCTACGGCGCGACGGCGAATGCGTTCCAGACCTCGGAGATCGCGATGCCGGGCGTAAAAAAAGGCGAGCAGAACAGCATTGCCGCAGCGGGAGGAATGCTGCTGTATCTATCCTGCGACGGGATGATGATCTACGCGGACGAGTACCCGCGGGCGCAGGACAGCGTATTCGGAAACGGGGAGATCAAGGACGCTCTGGCCTGCTCGGACGGCGTGCGATACTATGCGCGGCTGACGGTGGACGGGGAAAAGGCAATCTACCGATACGACAGCAAGCACGGACTATGGATGAAAGAGGACGATCCGGGCGTGATCGGAATGACCTATGACCAGGGGACGATCTACGCGCTGCTGGAGCACAGCATCGTGCCGGAGCAGTACGAAAACCGGGCGATCATCGACCTGATCGGAAACGGAAAAATAGAAGGAATCGCACCGACGGAGGAAGCGGGAAGCGTGGAGAGCTTCGCGGAATTCGGCGATTTCACCGCAGGGAGCCTGAACCGCAAGGCAATGAGCAAGCTGCAGCTGCGCATGGGGCTGGAGACGGGCGCGACCGCGACGATCAAGATCAAATACGACGGCGGGCAGTGGGAGACCCTTTGGACGCTGACGCAGGGGATCAAGCGCAGCGTGCAGATACCGATCCTGCCGAGGCGGTGCGACTACTACCGCATCCGCATAGAGGGAACCGGGATGTGGCGGCTGTACGCGATGGCGCGGGAGCAGTACGAGGGGAGCGAGATCCACTAGGAGGAAACGATGAAGCGCGGATTGGACGAGGCGGTGCAGGCGGCGCTGTGGTTTAAGAGGCTAAAGGAGATCAGCAACGAGAAGTTCCTGCCGCTGTTTTTCGACCAGCACCGGCATCTGGTGTTGATGGGAGGCGGCGGCTCCGGGAAGAGCATATTTGCAGGACAAAAGATCATAGACCGCTGCATCTCGGAGAAAAAACACAGGTTTTTGGTGGTGCGAAAGGTAGCCAGAACCTTGCGGGAGAGCTGCTTTGACCAACTAAAGACACAGGCGCAGGCGCTCTGCCCGGAGGAGATTGCAAGAATCCCGAAAGGAAAAGGCTCGGACATGTACCTGCAATTCAAAAACGGCTCTGAAATCATCTTCGCGGGGCTGGACGACGTGGAAAAGCTGAAATCCATCCACGATATCACGGGGATCTGGATAGAGGAGGCGTCGGAGATCGAGGAGCGGGACTTTGACCAGCTGGACATCCGCCTCCGCGGCAATACGAGATACTACAAGCAGATCATCCTGACCTTTAACCCCATCAGCATCACACACTGGCTGAAAAAGCGCTTCTTCGACCGGCAGGACGAGAGAGTGAGGACGCACAGGAGCGTCTACTGGGACAACCGGTTTCTGCCGGAGGAGGACCGGCTGACGCTGGAGGCGATGAAGGAGACAGACCCGTACTACTATCAGGTGTACTGCCTGGGGCAGTGGGGCGTGCTGTCGCAGACGATATTTGACCGGGAGACGCTGATGCGCAAGCTGCAAAGCCTGCCGGAACCGGAGGCGCGCGGAGAGTTTGACTACACGTACAACGAGATTGCCGTAACGGGATGGGAATTCCGAGAGGGCGCAGCGGGCGAGACGGTGATATACAGGCAGCCGGAGCAGGGACACCCTTATGTGATCGGCGCGGACACGGCAGGAGAGGGGTCCGACTGGTTTGTGGCGGACGTGATAGACAACGCGACGGGGCGGCTTGTGGCAAAGTACCGGACAAGGACGGACGAGGATCTGTTTGCAAGGCAGCTCTACTGCCTGGGAATGTACTACAACACGGCGCTCATCGGCGTGGAGGTGAACTTCTCGACGCACCCGGTAAAGGAGCTGCAAAGGCTGAGATACCCGAAGCTATACCTGCGAGAGGTGGAGGACAGCGTGACGAAGAAGGTGCGGATGTCCTACGGCTTCCGCACAGACCGGCTGACAAGGCCGACAATCATTGCGGGGCTGGTGGGAATCATGAGAGAGCACCCGGAGCTGGTGGACGACGAGGACACGATACAGGAGATGCTGACCTTTGCGAGAAACAGCAAGGGGCGGCCGGAGGCGATAGAGGGCGCACACGACGACTGCGTGATGGCGCTGGCGATCACCTACTACATCCGGGATCAGCAGGAGACAAGAATAGAAAAGCCGCGGGGCGAGCGAGTGAAATGGCACGCCGACCAGTGGGAGGACTACGACAACGCAAGCGAGGCGGAGAAGGCAGAGCTGCTGAAGCTCTGGGGCAATCCGTTCTGAATTTGAGGAGGGCAGCATGAAACAGAAAAAGGAAACCGTGAGCCTGTGGCAGGAGCGGCTGGAAAAGAATCTTTCCGCCTACGCCGCAGAGCAGGAAAAGATGCAGCGCAGAGAGGCGCAGTACAGAGGGGAGCGCAAGCTGACCCCGCTGACGGAGAACGACAGGAAGTACGGATACCAGAAGGAGACAAGCCACGTCTGGAACATCACGGCAGAAAACATCGAATCGGAGATCGACAGCTCCATCCCGATGCCGAAGGTCACGCCGATGCGCCGCGAGGACGAGCATCTGGCGCGGATGATAGAAAACATGCTGCGAAACGAGCTGGACCGGCTGCCGACGGAGGAGCTGAACGACGAATCCGAGCGCATCACCTACAAGCAGGGCGGCTGCCTGTATCTGCCGGAGTGGGACACGAGCAAGCGGACGCACACGACCGTGGGCGAGAACACGCTGAAATGCGTCCACCCGATGCAGTTTGTGCCGCAGAACGGCGTGCAGGAAATTGACGAGATGGAATATTACTTCTGGCTGATTCCGGTAACGAAGGGCTATGTGCGCAGACGCTACGGCGTGGACGTGGGCGATATGCAGGAGGAGATGCCGGAGGTCAGAAGCGAGGAGGAGAGCACCGCGGAGGATGTGGTAACGCTGAAGATCGCGGAGTACCGGAACGAGGACGGCGGTGTGGGCCGCTTTGCGTGGGTGGGGAACCTGGAGGTGGAGAACCTGCCAGACTGCCAGGCGCGCATCCTGCGGCGCTGCAAAAAGTGCGGGCAGACGGAGGTGGACAGCGCGTACATAGACCTGAGCGAGCCGACGCAGGACGGGAGCTACCCGGAGGACGCGGAAAAAAGAAAGCCGAGAAAGGGCGTGTGCTCCTTCTGCGGGGCAAACAGCTGGGAGGACGTGGTGGAGACATCGCGCAGGGTGAGGCTGGACGAGCTGGACGAGCTTGGCGTAAACCCGGCAATCACGCAGCGGCTGAGAGCAGAGCACGGATTCGGGAAAATCTTCTACCGGCCGGAAGAACAGATAACGGAACCGGCTGCTATGGACGCAATGCAGGCACCGATGGGGAGCCTCGGCGCGCAGGAGGTTCCCATGCAGGAGATCGCGCCGGCGGAGGAAGCGCCGGCGCCGGAAGCGGAAAGATACGAAGAAGAAATTGAAATCCCGTACTACAAGCCGGACATTTTCCCAGCGGTGCTGCGCAGGAACGTGACGGCGCACGGAAAATTCTTAGGTGAATCGGACTGCGACAAGATCGCAGACCAGCAGAACACCATCAACCGCTTGGAGCAGAAAACCATAGACCGGCTGATGAAGGCGGGCAGCAAGATCACACTGCCGGATTCGACGCACCTGAGAGTTGACCCGCAGGATAACGGCATCTGGTATGTGGGCAATGCGGCGGATGCAAGCCTGATCGCGGTGAGAGACTTTCAGGCGGACATCACCCCGAACATGGCGATGCTGACGCAGGCCTACGAGGAATCCAGACGCTTGATCGGCATGACGGACAGCTATCAGGGACGGACAGACCCGACGGCGCAGTCCGGCAAGGCAAAGGAATTTGCGGCGGCACAGTCGGCGGGACGCTTGGAGAGTAAGCGCGTGCTGAAGAAAGCGGCGTATGCGCGAATCTTTGAGCGGATGTTCAAAAACCAACTGGCATACTGCGAAGAGAAGCGGCCGCTCAGATACCGGGACGATCAGGGGAATCAGGAATACGAGGAATGGAATTCCTACGCATTTTTGAGAATGGACGACGCCGGGGAGCTTTACTGGAACGACCAATTCCTGTTCTCCTGCGACGATGCGTCCGGCCTTGCCACGAACCGCGAGGCGATGTGGCAGGAGACCACGGCGCACCTGCAGTCCGGCGCTTTCGGAGACCCGAGAAGCGTTGACACGCTGATCCTCTACTGGACAAAGATGGAGGAGGATCATTTCCCGGGTGCGGGGAAGATCAAGTCCTTGATGGAGCAGCGCAGAGAGGAGCAGCTTCAGCAGCAGATGCTGATGATGAAGATGCAGGCGGCAATGCCGCAGCAGATAGGAGGTTAAGCCATGGCAAGCAGGAATGACTACGAAAAGCAGTTGCAGGACGCGGCAGAACTGGAAAGGGTGCGGCAATGGCAGGGACCGCCTGCGGCGCAGATCATGCCGCTCAATCCGTATGTGGCGGAGCTGAACAGTGTGACGGGCGCGCAGCCTGCGGCGCAGGGAGTAAGCCCCTACGCGGCGGAGCTGGACAAGGTGATGGGAACGCAGAAATCGACGGTGGACTACCTGCTGGGGGACGACGTGATCTCGGCATATAAAAAAGCCTACCTGAGAGAGGCAGACAGAACCGGACGCGACACGCTGGGACAGTACGCGACCATGACGGGAGGGATCCCCTCGACGCAGGCGGTGGCGGCTGCCTCGCAGGCGGCGGACTACCAGAAGAGCAAGCTGGCCGAGCTGATGCCGAGCCTGTACCAGCAGCAGATCGAAGCGGCCATGAACCGCTGGAAGGAGCTGGGGACGGCAGACGACAAGGTGGCGGCGATCCTCGGCGTGCAGGTGGGCGCACCGACGGCAGACCAGACGTATCAAAACTGGAACCGGAAAATGCAGGAGGATCAGCTTGCATGGCAGAAGGAACAGTTTGAATGGCAGAAGCAGCAGCAGGCAAAGAGCGACTCCTATTCCCTCGCGCTGACACTGCTGCAAAACGGGCAGATGCCCTCGGGCGAGTTGCTGACGGCGGCGGGAATCTCGGCAGACGACGCGCAGAAGATCCTGTCGGCAGCGCAGAGCGCGTCCTACACGAGGAGCTCCGGCGGCGGAGGAGGCAGCAGAAGCGCGAAAACAAAGACGGTAGGCTACAAGGAGCGGCAGGAGCTGCTGGCAAAGCTGAACAAGGCGGGGACGATTGACGCGATAGAGAGCGACATTGCGTACTACGCCGCAGCGGGCTATGACTACAACGAGCTTTACAACTGGCTGCTGAGCTATGCGAACCTGTCGGGAGGAAAGAGCGGGAGCAGCTATGACGGAGGGTACTCCGGGAGAAAAAATGGAGGCCCGAACAAGCGGCCGACCGTAAAGCTGAACTGAGGAGGCAGAAAGATGAATTATCCGAAGACCTTTGACGAATACATTGCACAGAAAAACCGGCAGGCCGCGGGGAATACTCCTGCGGCCTCCGGTGGTTTTTCCTATCCGGCGACCTTTGACGAATATATGCAGCAGAAAGGGCAGAATCAGCTGAATACGGTACAGACAGCGGAACGTGAAAAGTGCCTGAGCGCTTCAGGCTTTGACCGGATGCAGACGGACATCGGGACGCTGTTCGGCGGCATGGACGGATATTTCCAGAGCAAGCACCGCATCGGCGCAAGCGGCAGCGGGTGGAAAGAGCGCGTGGGCGCGATGCTGCAAAGTGTGGAGAAGGAACGCGACTACTTCAACCGCTATGCGGGCGTGATGGGCGAGGACGCGCAGAAATACCAGAACAGGCTGAACGAATGGGAAACGCAGCTCAAGAGATACCAGGGCGCTCTGGAAGGGAAGGAAACGGACGAGGACAGCCTTGCACTCGGCAGCGGCCTTGCGCGGTTCCGGACGGAGGCGAACGACTACTTCACCAAGGCATCCGAAACGGAGGCGGGAACGGCAGTAGCCAACAAGGCGATGCAGTGGGCAAGCGGCGCGAAAAAGCTGCTGAAAGATGCCGACGAGGTGGAAAGCTACCTGAAAAAGAAGAACACGGCGGAGGCACAGGACCTCTTGCAGCAGGTGCAGCGGTACAAGACGCAGCTTGCACAGATGCAGGAAACCGGAACGGGCGCACAGACAATGAACCCACTGACGGGAAAGCCAATGGGCGCTGCGATCAATCCGAGCCTGCCGAGATATACAGACAGCACGGGAGAAAAGATCACCGCGGGAAGCCCATACCGGCTGGGACAGGCACAGGAGGAGGCGCAGAACGCGGAGCTTTCCGGCCTGATGGGACGAAAGGCGCAAAAGGCCGACTGGCAGAACCAGACCGTGCAGCAGCACGAGGAATATATCCGCAAGGATTTCGATGCACTGAAAAAGTTCACACAGGACGGAACCTCTCAGGGCGCTGCGGAGAATATTCATGCGGGAATCTTCCAGGAGATCGCGGCGCGGCTGAACTACCTCCTCGCAAGCGGAAAATGCACGGAAGAGGAGTATGCTCAGCTGCTGGAAAAGGTTGACGGATGGAAAAGGGAATATCTGGAGGAAGCAAACCACGCCTATAAAAACTACCCGAACAAATGGACAGGGGACGCACAGGGTGCGATCCGGAGGGCGGCGGAAGCGATCCCGGACAAGGGAGACGCGATGAAGGAATTCCGCTACCAGAAGTCAAACCTGACGCGGGAGAACATCCGATATAAAACCGTGGACGAGCTGCTTGACCGGATGCACTTTACCTACGGAGAGGGGAACTGGGGCAACTCCGCAGCGGAGAGAGCCGCGATCACCTTTATGGGGCAGGAGGTGCTGCCGGAATACCTGGCAAACACGGAAATGACGCAGGAGCAGTACGACCGGTTTATGCAGCAGATCAAGGGAACACCGAACGAGGCGAAGCTCCGGAAGGAACGAGAGGCAAACGGACTGAAGGCCAACCCGGAGGGCCAGCAGGCCGCGCTGGACAGATACAAGGAGATCGACGGGCAGACCTACCTTGATATGTTTGAAACCGGCAGCCAGAACGCAGCGGACAACATCATGCTGAAATATCCCGGCGGCATGGAGCAGGTGCTCACACGCGGGCTGGGCTATATCACAAAGGCGACCGGCAAGGTGCTGAATATGTTCGGCGAGAACCCGGTGGGAAACTACTTTGTTGAGGGCGGCCAGCAGGGAATCGACTACGAAAACAGGGACTGGCAGGAAGGAAAACAGAGAGAATACGAGCAGGGGCGGTATGCCTCCGACCTGCTGCAAAACGGAAGCAAGTTTGAGAAATTTACAGCCGGCATGACGAAGGACCTGACGCAGGCGGCACTGGAGATGGCCGCAGCGGGCGCGATTGCCGGGCAGATCAGCGCGGGGAACACGGCGCTTGCGCAGCTTTCGCAGGGCGGAAAGTATGCGTCGAGCCTTGCAAACGCGCAGAAGGGCGCGACGGGCTACATGAAGTTTGCCTCGCAGATGGCAGGCCTGATGAAAAACAGCTCCAACCTGATCATTTCCGCAAACGCGGCGCTGAACAGCTACGGCGAAGCGGAGGACAGCGGAATGAGCGCCGCCGGGCGGGCGGTGAAGCTGCTTGCGGGCGGCCTGATCGAATACGGGACGAACGGCCTGTTCGGCGGCAACCCGGTGGTAGACCCGGAGAATGCGGGGCTGATCTCCAAATATATCACCGACATGACAGACAATGAGACCATCCGGAAGATCGTATCGAGCAAGGTGTTCGACCGCATCGGCGAGGGTCTGGAGGAAGTGGCATCGGCCGTTGCGGGCGCGGCGCTGGACTACGCGCTGACGGGCGAAACCGACCTGACGGCAAAGGAGCTGGTGGACGAGTTTACCGTGGGCGTACTGCTTTCCATGGTGATGAGCGCACCGGAGGACATTATCGACCTGACGGCGCGGGCGAAGAGCTATGTAAAATCCCACGTGATTACGAGGTTTGATGCGAACGCACAGACGAACCTCGAAAGCCTCTACCGCGCAATGACGAGATACGAGCTGGAATACCTCGCGGGCGACGAGAACCTGATGCGCATGAACGGGTGGAGCGAGAAGGAGATCAAGCGCGCAAGGAGCGACTGGGAAACGGTCGTAAGGGAATTCAACACGCTTGCAGACCGGCTGGAGGGTACGCAGAGCCTGTCGGACAGCTTCCGGCGATACGAAGCGCCGGAGGGCTTCTTTGACAACGACTTTGTGGACGCGGATTTCCAGAACGCCATCCTTGCGAACCAGACGAGCGAGGCGGCGCTGCTGACGGACCGGGCGCTGGACATCCGGATTCTTTCGGAGCGGGAAATGATCGACAGCCTGAGAGGCAGCGAGGCGGCGCAGGACATCTATGCGGCGCGAGATGCACAGCAGCGGCTTGACATTCTGGAACAGGAAAAGGCTGCCAGAGCGGAAGAACGGACGCAGAGAGCGGCGGAACGCGCCGGACAGGAAAACACACCGGAAGCGGAACAAACTGTGCAGGAAGAGCCACAGATGGCGCAGGAGACCACCCAGAGCGCGGCAGAGACGGTCGAACAGGCAGAGGAAATCAATGCGCCGGCGGCGCAGGAAACCGAAGGAGGAATGAGCAATGAGCAACCAGAGAGTGCTGGTGAAAACCAAGGGCGGAATGAGCGTGTGGATTCCGAAGGACAGACTGGCGGCGTGGCAGAAGGCGGATCACGAAGCGCCGGTGACGGAGGAGGAGCGGGCGAAGCTGAAGGCGTGGAAGGAGGAGTATCTCGCAAGACGAGGCTCGACGAAAGAGTAGAGCGCTTCAAGGGCATTGCGCAGGACACGGCAATGGACAAGCTGACCGCAGACGGCGACCCGGATGTGCTGGTCGGCGTGGTGCCGGTGCGGAGGTACACCGGAGAAATGCAGCAGGCGCAGCGAAGGGCAAAGGAAAGAGGCCTGAAAACGACATTTGTAGTGGGCACAATGTCCGTGAAGGACAGGGACGGAGAATACCGGAACGTGGATGCGGTGTACAACCCGGACGACGGGCGAATCATCGTGAGCGTGAGCAGCGCGGAATACGAGCCGGAGGTTCTGGTGGAGCACGAGCTGTTCCACGACAGCGTGAGGAACGGGAACGTTAATCTGATCGACGCGGTGGAGGCGGCGATGCAGGACGTGACGAACGAGGAAGCGGAGAAGATCGTCGACAAGTATCTACAGGCGTACCGCGGGGTATATGGGGACGATCTGGAGGCGATCTATGAGGAAATCCTGGCGGACGCAGCGGCGGGCATGAACCGCTTCGGAGAAAAGAGCTTCCGGAGAATCCGAGAGGCAACAAGGAAATTCCTGTCGGAGACGGAGAGCCGGGAACCGGCGGCGGAGGTTTCTTCCGCTGTGCGCCGGACGCAGGACAGCGACGGGAACGAAAAAGCCGCCCGGAGGGGCGGCACGAGGGCGAGTATGGCAGGCCCGAAGGCCAAGACAGCAAGCTCCAAGAGCCTTGCACTTGCGGAGGCCATGGAGGAGGACGGCGCAAGCCGGGAGGAAATCTGGCGGAAAACCGGATGGATTCGCGGCGCAGACGGCCAGTGGCGGTTTGAGGTGGACGACAGCAAGGCGGAATTCCGACCGAACGGGGACGCAAGGCTGCTGGGCGAGCCGAGATACCGCAGACTGGAAGAACTGACAGACAAATGGGGCGACAGCTTTGAAAAGGGCGGAGAACCGCTGACAGAGGCGGAGGAAGCGGAAATGGAAGCGCTTCAGGAGGAATACAGCGACAGGGTATGGGAGAAAAAATACGAGCTTCAGGATTTCCTGAAGCACGACGAACTCTATGAGGCGTATCCTCTGCTGCGGCACACGACGCTGCGCTTTGAAAAGCTGGATCCCGGCGTGAAGGGAAAATTTGACAAAAGAAACGGCTCGATTATTCTCTCCGACAGCCTGTTCGGCAAGGGGCCGGAGACGCTGCTGCACGAGATTCAGCACATCATCCAGAAATACGAGGGATTCCAGGGCGGAACAAGCCCGGAATACTGGGCGCGGCGCGACTATGAAAGCGGAGACAGGTTGCAGGAGCGCTTGCAGCGGGAGTACAGCGACATTCTGAACGGCCTGACAAAGGAAGAACAGAACGACTACATCCGCTATCAGGAGATCGACGGGGAGCTGGAGCGCCTGTTCTACTCCGAAAAGCCAGGAGACGCGGAGAAATACGACCGGATGGACGCGGAGCACGACAGACTCTATGAAAAGCTCTATCCGAAGGAGTGGTTCGGGAAGCTGCTCGATCTGAAACGGCAGATGGAAAACCCCGGCGAGGTCTATCTGGGGCAGTACATCAATTCTGCAGGAGAGATCGAGGCCAGAGAGACTGCCGGCCGCCGGAAGCTGACAGCAGAGGAACGGAAAAACAAAATGCCCGACCTCGGATGGGATCGGGCGCTGCTGACGGAGAGCAGTGTGCAGTATTCTGTGGCGGACGTGATGAAGGACTACGGGATAAAATCAATCAATGACTACATCGGTGTGCAGAAAGCGGTATTGAAAAAGCTGACTGAGGACGGATTCTTCGCGGACGGAAACAATGTTGTTGTGAATCAGGAATCCGGCATGACAGTGGCCATCACAAAGGACGGAATCCGCGAGACGTTGGGCAAGGGAAGCCGGTTTGAGACGCTGCCAAGTAAACTGAAAAAACTGAAGATAGCAACAATACAACAGATCCCGGAATTGATAAAGAGCGCGACGGTGCGAATGAACAATGTGGCAAATTACCACAATCCAAGCAGTGATCTGAAATATGTGTATCTCACTAGTATGGCAAAAATTGACAATAAAGAATATGAAGTCGAGATTATAGTGAGAGGAAGCAGAGAAAAAAATAAATTCTGGATGCACAAAATTCTGCTGGAGGCAAAAAAAGAGGAATCCGGCCTTTCTCTCAGGGACGATCAAGAAGGATCGCACACAGAGGTAAACAAGACTCGGATTCCATACGACAATGTATCACAAAGCGCTGAGAATGTCAAGAGGGAAAATGAAAATCTCACGACCATTCGGAATCTGAACGAGGACGATCTGAAGGTGCTCGGAGAAGAGAGAAATCCGGAGGGGTACTATGCTCAGAGGGTGAAGTTCTCGTTAGGACAGCAGACGGAAAGTAAACGGTTGCTTACAGACGAAGAAAAAGCGGACGAAGGAATCCGTGTCTACGGACGCGGGGAAGGACAGGTATATAAAGCCGTGCCAGGGGACACGGTGGAGCTGATATCACAGGAATATTGGGAAAGAAACCCGGACGGAACGTGGGAGGAGGGCAAATACTATAACCTCGGCTCAATTGAGGTGCCAAAAAACGGTGATGAAAATACTCTCGTCGTGACGGGATTGCCGAACCGAGCAAAATTCGCGTCGGACGAAACTCCGAATTATATCCTCTCAGGGGGGAGAATGGCGTTAAACAGAAGCTCAGCAAACAATAACACGAGTGAGAAAATTAAAGGTGCGGTTGAGAGTGAAATTTATTCAATGGTGGGGTTAAGGAAGGATGGGTATTTTTACAGAATAATAAAGTCGGAAAAGGAAATTGATTATATAAAAGGCGGAAAGATAAGACGATCTGTAAACCATGCGACCGGAGAAAAGGAAGACGGGTACTCGGTATGGGAATACCCAAAATATCCGGGGGATCTCGTAGAAGTGACAGGCGAAGCAATTTCCATAGGATCAGACGGGGAACCTGTTCTGGACGTACATACGGTTAAGTTTGTGCGTGTCATTGAAGACTGGATGGAGCAATACCAGAAAGGGAAGGAGCTTTTCAAAGAAAAGTACGGATGGAGCGATGCTCAATTGGAACAAGCGCTTCGCGGCGGCTATCAGTTAAACAGAGACTTGCCTCAGGCAGCATCCAGCACACCCCAAAAATTTTCCCTCACTCCAACAGAAAAGGCGCAGCGGGCGCAGGAACGCGCGGAAACGGCGATAGTAAAGGCCGAAGAAGCGAAGCAGGCCGCGAAGGAGAGCTACAAAAGGGAGCTGACCGGCGGGCTGAAAAAGCTGTTTGAGGTGCAGAGCTACGACAACGAGGCGCTGGGGAAGCTCTTAGAGGCGCCGATGGCGGAAATGCAGCAGGGCGTGAAGCTGCTGAAGGCGGAAAAGGACGACCTTTTTGAAGCGCTGATGAACCTCGGCACGGCAACGCTCCCGGCGGACGACTACTACAGAGAGATCCGCGAGGCTCTGAGGGGAAGAAGAATCTTTGTGCCGGAGGGAATCCGGGAGGACTTCGGCGACGACTGGGAAGACTTCCGAAAGAAGGCATTCAGCAGTGGAATCTACTTCACGGACAAGGCGAGCGACCGGAGCGTGGACGTGCATATGCTGGAGCTGGCGGATGCGTACCCCTCGGAATTCACGGAGGAATACATCGCCTCGGAGATGCTGCGGCAGATAGTGGACGCGGCGGAAAAGGGCAAGGATGCGCGGATGAGCCTGCGAAAGGGCATGGAGGAAAACGAAAAGCGCTTCGGGCTGAAGCGGGAGGAGCAGCTGGAATACCAGAGACAGGAATTTGAAAAGCTGCTGAACCGCTATGAAAAGCAGGCAGGCGCGGAAGCAAGAGAAGCGCAGGCAAGAACGGAAACGGACGAGCGGCTGGAATCGCTCATCCGCGAGGCGGACGGAGAAAGACCGGCGAAAAAGCCGGAGGGAATCACGGAGCCGTGGACGATCTCGGAGGCGGCGGCGCAGAAGCGCGGCTTCCCCTTCCTGAACGGACGGCAGGTCTACCCCCTGCGGACGTGGGTCAAGGCGGCGGACATGGGCAACTACGGCCTTGTGCTGGACAAGAGCACGAAGAAGGGCATGCTCACGGTGCTGTTCACGAACAAGGAGACCGGGCTTGCAAGCGTGAAGGACATGGAGACGAAGCTGCTGACGGCGGTTGACCCGGTATATCAGCCGAGCGTGCAGGAGACGGCGGCGCTGCTTGCGAGTATGCCGCAGGAGAAGCTGGAGGACGCGGCGGACGCGGAGGATCTTGCGGAATTCTACAACTGGTACGACGCGCAGACGGCGGAGGCGGACGCAAGGCAGAAGGCAGAGACCAGAGCGGCAGCCGAGGAAGAACGCAAGGGAAGCATCGTGCGGACGGCGGAGGAATACGAGAAGAAAAAGCAGGAACGGCTGGAGGGCGTGCAAAAGGCCTATTTGGAGAGCTTTGGAACCAGTGAACCGGACTTCCCATACGGGAAGGGGAAGCCGATGTATTCCAGAGGGACGAGCTTGCAGCCGGGAGAGGCGCTGGCACTCCTGCAGGCAATGACCGGGAAAAAGTGGGAGCTGACGAACCGGGCAAACGGGACATGGAAGGCGACCATTACAAAGGAAGATGCACCGAAAAGCTCCATCAGCCCGAAAGCCGCGCTGGAAAAATTGCAGGCATCGAAGAAGACCTTTGCAGACCTGACTGCGGCGGGGATCCATCCGGAGGGGACACCGAAGGAGAGCTTTAAGGGATCCCCGGCGCTGGAAAAAGCAGGCGTAAAGATCGACGGAGGCATTGCGGAATACAGCCAGGTGGACGCAATGCGAAAGGGAGCGGAAACCCGGCGGTCGATCCAGCGGCAGATAGAAAAAACGGCCAAAAAATGGGATGCGACAAAGCAGGAGCTTCGGGAGGCGAAGAAAATCGCATCGGGGCGATCGGAATACTACAGGCTGCCGGACAAGTGCCGGCCGGAGGTCGTATCTCAGCTGGCGGCGCTGTACCTGAACGAGCGCATGACAGGAGAGGATCTGATCCAGATCCGGAAGGGAGAGATCCGGGACGGACTGCTTTACAAGATGATTGACCTGTTCCCGACGGAGAAGGAGATTCAGGCTGACCCGTCGCTCTTTAAGCCGGAGAAGCTGCTGGTGCTGAACTACCGGACAGCGCTGCGGTCAATGGTAAATATCTTTGGCGAGGAGCGCGGGATGGAAATCTACAACTACCTCTTTGCGCCGGTGGTAAGGAACACGGCGGAAAGCTACCGGTGGATGAACGGACAGTTTGACGACGTGCGGAAATTCACGGACAGCAAGGGGGAAAAGTCGGAACTCAACCAGACGGAGAGCGCCTATGTGCATATGATGCTGGATGTGGAAGGGTATGTGCAGCAGGCGCAGGAGAGCGACAGAAGCAAAGACCTGATCAGCGCGGCGGAAAACGTTGCGCGGGGCGAAAGCGTGGAAAACGAGGCGATTGAATTCGCGCTGAACAGCGAGGAAGCAAAGATCGTGGAAAAGTACGCGCAATGGATCAACGGCAAGGACGCGGAGGGGATAGACAAGGTAAAGTGCGAGAATGCAATGAAGGAATACAGGGAAAAATTTGATCTGTACTTTGAGGCGATCAACGACTTCCTTGTTGCGCACGGGATGCAGCCGATCGGAAAAATTAAGGGCTATACGCCGCACATTCCGATTGCGGAAAGGTTTAACTCCGTACAAAAGGAACTGGACGATCTGTGGAAGGCGCTGGGGATCAAGGACGAAACGGTGACAAGACTTCCGGCGGAGATTGCGGGCAGAACGGAAACGTTCCGGCCACAGAAGCGGTGGAATCCGTTCTTCCTCGAAAGAAAGGGCGACAAGACGGCGTATGACATTGAAGAAGCGTTCCAGAACTACGTGCAGTATCTCGGCGATATCCTTTTCCACACGGACGACATCCAGAAAATACGCGCGGCGGAAAGCTATCTGAGAAAAGGTCTGCGGGGGAGCTTTACCGCGACGCTGGAAAAGGCGCTGGATATGTCCAGAAGCGGGAACGTGGAAGAAAAAGTGGAATACCTGCAGGAGATGGGGCGCATCGGAAACGATATGCGAGAATACTCCAACGCGGAGCTTGCAGAGGCGTTTGACAAGCTGATTGAGGAAATGCTCGGAGAAGCGCAGAACAACACGAGATATTCCGACCTTGTGGTATGGCTGAAAAACTACGGGGATATTCTGGCCGGAAAACAGTTCGGCGGCGACCGAGGCACGGAATACATGGGCGGGCGCGAATGGCTGAACATCGGCAACAAGCTGGTGGGAGCCTTTGCAAAGGCCAATGTGGCCGGAAACCTCTCCTCCGTTCTGAACCAGAGCGCCCAACTTGCGATGCTTCAGGCGACGAGAAGCCAGCGGGCGATCCTGAAAGCGACGCAGGAGTTCTGCACGGGAAAGCTGGGAGAATTCCGAAAGGAGATCGACTTCCTGACCGGAAAGATGGGGATTGACTATCTGGTGCAGAGCGGGACGGACAAGTTCATTTCCGGTATGTTTGCACCGGCGGAATTCATGGATTCGATGCTCTCGACGATTGCAACGCGCGCGGCATACTGGGATGCAATCCGGAATGGGAAAAACCACGAGGAAGCCATGCGGTTTGCGGACTGGTACGGCAGAGCCTTGATGGGAGACCGGACAAAGGGGGCGAAGCCGCTGGCGTTCCACAGCAAGGGAATGTGGAAAAGAATGGCGAACCTCTTCCAGATCGAGCCGCTGAACACCGTGGAGTTCGTAATGAAGGATATGCCGCTGGAGATTCAGAGAGAGGCGGAAAAGAACGGGAAAAAGAGTGCGGCGCGGATGCTGCTGCGGACGATCTTCGGGTACCTGATTGCGGCGTTCGTGCTGAACCGGCTGACGGATGAGCTTTACGGCGGCACGCCCGCACCGCTGGACATTGCAGGACTGACGGCAAACTTCTTTGCCTCCGGAAAGGGCCTCTCAACAAACGACTACATGAAGAGCCTGATCAACAAAGTAGTCGGATCGGAAATCTTTGACGTGCCGGAGGAACGGGAAACGTTTGACACGTCGGCGGCGCTTGCGGACACGGGGTACAACCTGATGAATGAAATTCCGTTTGCATCGAATCTGTCCGGCCTGTTTGGCGTGGGCGACAGGACGATGCCGATGCCGGACATCTTTGGAAGCGGGAAGAATATTGCGGATGCAATAAAAACGGACGGGTTCTTCTCCGGCGCATCGGCGGAGGCTGTGGCAAAGCTGCTTGCACAGCTGGTTCCGGGCGGGCGGCAGCTCAGCAAGACCGGCTTCGGCGTGAAGGCGCTGATCGAGGGCGGCAAAACCAAGGGCTACGGAGAAAAGAAGAGACTGCAATATCCGCTGGATATGGACGATCCGATGACCTACATCCGGACGGCGCTGTTCGGCGTAAACGCATCACCGGAGGCAAAAGCGTATTATGCCGGGGACGACTCCGGGCTGACGGCAAAGCAGACGCAGCTCTGGAACGAGCTGCGGGAGGAGGGCGTGAACGGGTATGCGCTCTACGGTCTGATGATGCGGATGGACGATGCAATGAATTACTCCGACATCCCGGAGCCAAAGGACGACGAGAGCGAAGAGGAAAAGGCAAAGCGCTTGCAGCAGAAGGAGGAGCACCGCAAAAAGGCACGCGCCGAGCTGGCAGCGCAGGAGAATTTGACCGACGGGCAGAGAATGAGAATCTACAGCGCGATGGTCGAAAGCGGGAAAAACGACGAGATTGACAAGCTGATGGACGCCGGGATGAAGTGGAAGGACATTTCCGAAATTCTCGACAAGCGCGGAGAGTTGGGCGCCGGGAGAAGCGAAAAAGAATGGGCGGCGGACTTTGCAAACTGGCTGGACGGGAAGAAGTATTCCGGGAAACAGCGCGAGGCAATCGACGAGAAACTTGTGCCGAAGTCTGCGAAATTCTACAACGAAATGACCGCAGCGGGCGTGAGCGCGGGAAACGCGCTGAAGATAGAGAAAAAAGCGCGTGACCTTGCGGGAGAGAATGACCTGAACCAGACGTTCAAGGCGCAGGCGGTCATGCAGTCCGGGCTATCGGACAAGGAGGCCTATGCGGCGCTGGGAGCGGTATATACCGGCTCGACGGCGGAGAAATTCAGGGCCGCGCAGACGGAAGGAATTCCGGCGAAGGTCTATGCCGAATTCTGGACAAGAGCGAAGGAGCTGCACGCGGACAAGGACGAGGACGGAAAGAGCATCTCCGGCAGCAGGAAGGAAAAGGTCATTGAATTGATCGACAGCCTGAGCCTGACGGCAGAACAGAAGGACTGGATCATGGGGCAGGAGTACGAAAATGTGAGATGGTGGCAGATGCCGTGGAACTGAGCCGCAAATGACCCCTAAGTGACCCACAAGCGAAAAAAGAATATGCCATACTGGACGCAGAAGGAAGGTGTTCGGTATGGCATATTCGTTTTTTCAGCCGAATCCGCGCGGAAAGGCGGTAGGCGACTGCACGGTGCGGGCCATCGCCAAGGCGACCGGAAAGGACTGGGACAGCGTTTACTGGGGGCTTTGCATCGAGGGGAATCTGGAGGCGGATATGCCGTCGAGCAATGCGGTGTGGGGCGCGTATCTGAAGAAGCAGGGCTTTCGACGGGAGATTGTGAAGGACGACTGCCAGGAGTGCTACACGGTGGCGGATTTTGCAAAAGAACATCAAACCGGCGTTTTTATCCTGGCATTATCCGGCCATGTGGTATGCGTGGAGGACGGACAGCTATTTGACAGCTGGGATTCCAGCGGGGAGACACCAATCTATTTTTGGACAAGGGAGGATATAAACGATGCCTGATTATTACTATCCAAACAACAGCTACTATCCGCAGCAAAGACCGTATCAGCAGCACCAGAATGGGCTGCTGTGGGTGCAGGGCGAGGAGGCGGCAAAGGCGTACATGGTGGCGGCGGGGAATTCCGTGCTGCTGATGGACAGCGAGAAGCATTCATTCTACATCAAATCGACGGATCAGAGCGGGATGCCGATGCCGCTCAGAATCTTTGACTACACGGAGAGGACCGCGCAGCCGCAGAAAAAGACGGAGGAATACGCGACACGGGAAGAATTGAAGGCGCTGGAGGAGAGAATATCGGCGCTGATGGAGGGAAAGCAGGATGAGCAATAGCTTGTTTCAGCAGCTCGGCGGGAACCGCATGGGCGGGCAAATGGGACAGTTCCAGAGGATGGTGCAGGACTTCCGGCAGTTCCAGGCGAATTTTCAGGGTGACCCGAAGGCGGAGGTCATGAAGCTGGTGCAGTCCGGGAAAATCAATCAGCAGCAGCTTGATCAGCTCCAGGAAATGGCACAGCAGTTCCGGGCTTTTTTGTGAGATCAATCTCGTGGCCACGAATTGATATAAAAATTTGAGAAAGGAGAAAAAGCGAAATGTCTTTTCAGGAAGGAAACCCCATGGTGACGATGCCTGTGCAGCCGGCCTACAACGGATACGGCGGCGGAATGTTCGGAGACAGCTGGATCTGGATCATCGTGCTGTTCCTGTTCGGCTGGGGCCGTAACGGCTTCGGCGGGAACAATGGCGGCGTTTCGGACGGCTATGTGCTGGCTTCCGACTTTGCAAACATCGAGCGCAAGCTCGACGGCATCAACAACGGGATCTGCGACAGCACCTTCGCGCTGAACAACAGCATCAAGGACGGCTTCTCGGCCGCAGAGCTGGCACGGTGCAACGCGCAGATGCAGTTCATGCAGCAGCTCTTTGCGCTGCAGCAGCAGATTTCCAACTGCTGCTGCGAAAACCGCGAGGCCATCGCGCAGGTGCGCTACGACATGGCGACGCAGGACTGCCAGACGCGCAACCTGATGCAGAACAACACCCGCGACATCATCGAGGCGTTCAACTGCGGGATGCGCAGCATCGAGCAGCGCCTGACCGCGCAGGAGATGGCAGCGAAGGACGCGAAGATTGCAGAACAGAATCAGCTTCTGTTCGGTTATCAGCTTGCGGCCTCGCAGGCGGTTCAGACGGACGGCCTCAAGAGCTACATCGGAAGCCAGTTTGCGCTCAACAATCCGCGCCCGGTTCCGGCCTTCAGCGTTCCGGCACCGTTCCAGTACGCGGGCTGCGGCAACTGCAACTGCGCCTGACAACCAAACATTTCAGCTTTTTCGTGAACTCACGAAAATGATCCGCCGCATTGCGGATACTGAGCGAACGCGGCGGGGCAATCGTCCCGCCGTAGTTTTTTGAAAGGAGAAACAAGAATGGCAGAATTTGTAAATACAAGCATTGTGACGGTACCGGCAGGGCAGAATGTGCCGCTGACGGAAACGGCGGTCACCGGTAAGCCGTGCATCGTTCACAGAGATGGCGCGGGGATCGTGACGCTGCGGGGGCTGACCCAGCAGTGCAAGGCGAGATTCCGCGTGGCGTTCGGCGCGAACATTGCGATTCCGACCGGGGGCGCAGTGGGAGCGATTACGGCGGCGCTGGCAATCAACGGCGAGGCGCTGAACAGCGCGACGGCGACCGTCACCCCGGCGGCGGTGGAGAACTATTTCAACATCTACGTCAGCGCGATTGTGGAGGTGCCGAAGTGCTGCTGCGTGACGGTGGCAATGGAGAACACCAGCGCACAGGCGGTCAGCTTCGCAAACTCCAACATGACCGTTGACCGGATTTCCTGAAAGGGGGAAGGACAATGTACGAACTGAGAGAAAAGCTCTGCGAGGAACTGGAACGGTATTCCCGAAAGGAGAATCTGAGCGCGGGCGATCTGGACGTGCTGCACAAGCTGGCAAGCACGATCAAGAACATCGACAAGATCATGATGCGCGAGGGAAGCTCTGCGGATGGCTATAGCCGCGAGGGCTACAGTCGAGACGGCGAATGGCAGGCAGATATGCGCGGAAGCTATGGACGCGGAGGCTCCTACGCCAGACGCGGGATGCACTATGTCAGAGGCCACTACAGCCGCAGCACCGGGGAAATGAGAGAGCAGCTCCGGGAGCTGATGCAAGGCACGGATGATGATGCGACGAGAGACGCGATCCGGCGGTGCTTGGAGAGCATCGGGAGAGAGTAAAGGCATAAGCATTTTCGTAAGCATTTACTGTTCATGATTTGAGGTATTTGTGTATTTTATACAGTACCTTTATTCCAAGTTTTTATACAGTCAAAAGCCCGCGATCCGTTGCAAATAAAGGAAAAGCCTTGCAAACTCAATGTTTGCAAGGCTTTGAATATTGGCAGGGGATGAGGGATTCGAACCCGCAGAGGATGTGTGAAAAAGCCAGTGTTTCCAATGGCTTGAAAAATGAATAAGCGTTTTCATAAGCATTTACTCGGAAGAGTTATAGAATTTCCACATTTCGTTTTTATAGCGCTCGATGTCGGAGCGGGCGATGTGGGTATAAATCTCTTTCATGATTTTGTCGTTACTCCAGCCGCCGATCTCCATGGAGATCTCTGCGGGGATGCGAAGGTGCGCGGAGAGGGAGGCGAAGCTATGACGGAGCTGGTGGACGGTGACGCGCCGGACACCGGCGCGGTCACAGGTACGGGAGACGGCGTTGCGAAGCGTTGCCTGACTGCATGGGAGAACCTTGCCTTCTGGCTTCCAGTCTCTGCGGATGGCTGCGCGAAGTTCGGGAATCAACAGAGGGACAGTTCGGTCAGATTCCAGATTCTTCTGCTCGGCCTTGAGAACATATTCGTTGTTTTCATCAAGGACACGGGCGCCGGAGGTGCTGATAAATTCGGAGTGTGGAGGGATGTTTTCCCAGCGGAGCGCATCAATCTCGGAGATGCGCATGGACATGAGGGCAAGGAGCATTGGGACGCAGAGGGGGTCGTCGGCTGCGGCGGCGACGAACTTTTTGATCTCGTCCGGCTCCAGCCAGTTAGCATCACGCCTTTTGCGTGGATTGGAAACCAGAATGCCATCATCAACGGAAATGCCATGCGCGGTTAATACTGACTTTACAAGCCCCCAGCCGTTCTTGACTGTCTTGCGGGAAGCGACGGAAAGCTCATCGTTGAGAATGCTGCGCCATTCGGAAGGGCTGATTTTGCAGAGCGGCCGGTTCATGGTGGAGGAAAAACGATGCTTTTGAATAATGCGGTAGCCGCGAAGCGTGGAGGGAGAAAGAATATTGCAGCGCTCGGCAATATAGGCGTCGATGGCCTGAGAGAGGGTGAGGCTGCACTTTTTGACGGGCTTTGCGGCGGCCTGCGCCTCGGCCTTGATGAGGGCGGCCTGACGCTTGCACTCCTTGGGCGTATCGGCGGTGACGGGGATGGACTGGCCGCCGATGCGCAGCTGGATGCGCCAGCCGGAGGGCGTTTTTTTAGGCTCGGGGACGTGCATGATCAGCGCTCCTTTTACTGGATTTTCGGGCAAAGCGCATGGTCGCCCAGACGCAGGAGCCGATGGCCGCAAGAATCAGGCCGATCAGCAGCCACGCAACAAAGCCGATATCGCCGAAGCGGATGAGGCCGGCATCCTTGATCTGCGCATCGACGAACAGATAAAAGATCAAGGCGCAGGACTGGAGCGCGCAGGCAAAGAGAAGAATATAGATAACGGGGGCGCGGGCGGCAAGCTGCTCGGCGCGGAGGCGGTTGACCTCGTGCAGACGCTTGTTTTCCTCGGCAAGGTGGGCGTTTCCCAGCTCGGCGGAGTGGAGCTTCGCCTGCAATTCCTCGGCGCAGGCCTCGGACGCGGATAGACCGAAAATCTCGTCCATGGAAAGACCGAGGACTTTGCAGAGGGCGACGGAATTATAGAGCTTGGGATCGAGCTGCGTGCCGTCGCAGAGGCGGGACACGGAGGAATAGGAAACGCCGGCCGATTCGACCAGCGCGTCGATGGTGAGGCCCTTGAGACGCTTTGCCTGACGGACGGCCTCGGGGTAGGATTCAAATTTGGGGTACAGCTTCTGATATGCGGTCATTTCTCACGGCTCCTTTCGTGCTTGTGCGGAATTCGCAGCGGCTGAAGGCTGTTTTTGCAGCGGCTGCGCGGGAAAAGCAGAACTGCGCGTGGACAAGCTCCGGCATTCCTGCTACGATAGAGGTGCAGCAGACGAAGTGATTTGCGGGTATCTGCGATAGAGCCGTGTCGGTTCTGGTACAACCGGCACGGCTCGTCAAAACAGAATAACTACAATATTGGGGAGGGCGCACCATGCAATCTATCCACATTATTTCCGAAAACGGAAAGGTCCGTGTGATTATAGACGGGGCGGAATTAAAACGGCTGCACAGCTTCTCGGTGGACTATATCGAGGGTGCACCGCTGCTGTTCTCCTGCGTGGCCGACGTGGGGACGGGGCAGCGGGAGGAAACAAGATTGCTGAATTAACGCGGGTGGCATTTCTTGCAAGGCTCGTAGCCGTTGTCGAGCGCTTCGTCAAGATCATCAAAATAGATGCGGTTGTTCTTATCTGGCAAAAAACTGCAATCCGGGGTATGAATCTTTTTACTTGATTTATTCCCAATATAGCGGTGCTCTGCCGGTTCGGTCTGTTTAATGGAAGAAGTAGATGAAGCGGATGAAGCGGAAGTGCCGGACTGGCCGCTCCCGCCAAGGCAATACTGACAACGTGAATATCCTTCAAGGATGGGCTTTGCCAAACTTTGAAATTCAACACGGTACTCTTTATAGGGAAGATGAGAACAAGTGCGCTCATGAATTGTTTTTGTTTTAGAATTTCCTATATAGCGGCAAGTGGAAGTAGTGAAAGAAGTAGAAGAACCGGGTGAAGTAGAAGAGAAACTACGCGAGGACGAACCGCAGATAAGCAAGACCGAAAGAAGGACAATTACAGAAGCAAGGACACCAATGATACTTACAAAAATACGATGTTCGCGCTTTTGTTTAGAAACTGAGGAGAGAAGTTTTTCCTGCTGAGTGTTGAGCTGTTGGTTCTCTCTGCGGAGAGATTCATTTTTGGAAAGAAGTTCTCTGTTCTTCTCAATTACCTTTTCCGTTCTGCTGGCGGTTACTGAAAGCTGGAGATTTTCGTCGAGTGCGTCCTCCAGACGGATGCGTATGGAGTGAAACTCACGGGCGCAGCGGTTATAGTAGCAATGTTCTCGGAGATAACGCTCATAATCGTCAGAAGATCGGATGATCTCCCCGTTATATGGGTTCCGGAGGCCGACATATTCCGGAAGAAAAGGATATAAAATTCGGGCACCGGCCGCATCCGCGTCGATGTTCAGCGTTGTGACGTGCTGATCAGGCAAAGGAAACGGCAGCCTCGGAGATGGCGGCATAGGAAGGCATCACCTCCAAGTCAATAGTAATTGTACATAAGTACAATATTTGATACTTTTATATTACCGTGCGGGAAGAAAAATGTCAAGCAATATTTTAATTAAAATTACAAAAATGTCGGAAGGAGCGGAAAGATGAACTATGCGGCAGAGATTCGGAGGCTGATCGAGACGGGGACGGAGGAGCAATTAAGGAGGTTATACTGGTTTATTCTGGCATTCCTTGCAGCGGGAGGGGAGGAAAAATGAAAAGCGCGAAAAAGAGGACTGGCAGCGGGTGCTGTCAGTCCTCTTTTTTTGTTTCGCCGAGGAGCTCGCGGGCTTTGCGCTCCAAAAGCTCCCAGCCCTCCGGCGGGAGGGAAAGAATCATGCGGGCAAAGCGCTGCTGAAACTCGGTCGGCTCAGAGCCGAGGAAGCGGCCGGCCAGCATCATCAGCTCGGCGGCATCGTCCTGCGGGAGGAACATCTCGCCCTCGCCCTCACGAAGCCAGCGCTCGGAGACGTTGAACTCGCGGCAGATGGAGCGTATGACAGAATCAGAAGGAATACGGAGGCCGGTTTCGTAGTTGGTAATGGTATTAGGCTTGACGGCAATGCGTTCACCAAATGCGGCTTGCGTTAAATTTAGAGCCTTGCGAAGCTCACGGATTCGTTCTTGCATTATCTCACCTCCTGTGGCGCTTTTATAATACGATAAAAAAATCACAAAGTCAATATTTATTTTAAAAAACTATTGACAATAGTCACGATGTGTGGTATTGTAGTCACAACGAGATACAGAGAAATCACAACGAAGGAAAATCAGGTGAAGACAAAATAGAGGAAAGTGGCAATGGCTGATAAAACGAAGAGAGCAGGAAGAATGGAACGACGAATTTTTTGCTTTTTTGTGAGCGGGTCGTAAAGGCCAAAGCTTATAAGGTCGCCGAGGGCATCAATCTGATGGATGTTATAGTCTTTATACTTTGGATTGTCGCAAATGTCGCGAAAAAGGCGATACCAGTTGCCGTAGAATGAGAGTCGATCGCGCTGACGGCAGGTATCTCTTTGCACTGCCCAGGCAGCGCCCAGCGAGAGGGTAAGGCCAATAAAGAACATATCCATAGAAGAACCTCCTTTTTCGTGAGTATAGCACGCGGCGGGAGGGAATGTCAACGAAAGGAAGTGAGAGAAATGACCGAGGAAAAGAAAAGCACGCTGGAAAAGCTCTACGAGCTGGCGGCGAAGCTGCCGCCCCTGGAGCGGCGATTCCTGCTGACCTACGGCGAGGCACTGGCGGACGCGCAGGAAATCAAGAAGCAGAGTGCATAAGGAGGGATAAAAAATGCCGAAGGTGACATGGTGCAAAACCGAGGCGATGCGACAGGCGGAGGCGGGAGAGGAGTTCTTCCGCCGACTGGAGGCGGCGCGGAGGTATGAGAACATCAGCGTGGAGATGCTGATAGAAAAATGCGGGATGAACCGCATGACTTACTACAACCGCAAAAAGGACCCGGAGAAGCTGACGGCAAAGGAAATCCGGCAGCTTGCGGCGGCGGTGAAGCTGACCAGCACGCAGGAGGGGCGGGACGCCCTGCTGCGGCTGGTGGGAGCGATATAGGAGGAAAGACAATGTACGGAAAGTGCTGGTTATGCGGAAAGGTGGGCGCGGTGGAGCGCCACCACATCTTTGGCGGGTCGAACCGCGACAAATCGGAGCGGGACGGGCTGGTGGTGCTGCTGTGCGGCGACACCTGCCACCGCAACGGCCCGCGGGCGGCGCACCAATGCGCCGAGACGGCGCTGGAACTCAAGAAGTACGGAGAGCGCAAGTGGATGTACGAGCACGAGGCCAGCACGGACGACTTCCGGCGGGAATACGGGAAGAATTATCTATAGGAGGGCATTAACAATGCAGGAAATCATTCTTTACAACGGCGAAGCGGAGGATCTGGAGCTTCGCCGTTTGGCGTATCGCGTGGATGAGCGGAGGAACCGAGCCGCGCGAGAGGAAGCGGAAGAACGGGCGCAGCGGGCGGAACGGACGCTGCGGGCAGAGCGGGCGAAGCGGGAGAAGGCACGGAAGGAAAAGCGGGAGCTGGGTGCATTTCTGATGGTGATTGCGCTGGTGGTCGTGATGGCGGTGTGCGTGACGGCGGGGCCGTGGTGGACGGTGGTTTTCCCATTTGCGGGGGCGCTGCTGGTGATGCGGAAGGTCGGGTGGCTGTGATGGACGATCTGGCGAGGACGCTCATAGAGTGCGCCGGGGCGAAGCGGTGCAGCGAATGCGAGGGGTACCCAAGCTGCGGGGGCGTACTGAACCTGATGCTCTCGGCGGCGCGGGAGATTGAGCGGCTGAAGGAGGAGCTGGAAAAATGCCGCCGGCAGAAATAGGCAACTGCGCGGTCTGCCCGCAGGCGGAAGAGGAAACGGACTACAAGGGCGCGATCCTCCTGCGCTGCATGGGTCAGGGCCTGCGCGGAGTGCGCGGGCGGGTGGTGAGCCGGTACCCGGAGGGGTGCCGGGGCATAGAGGAAATTGCGCCGCCGAAGTGGTGCAAAAGGAGAAAGAATGAAAAAAGCAGAGGACATGACATCTGCGAAAAGGCTGATTGCGGCGCGGAAGGCGGCGGGGTTAGGCCAGAGCAGGCTGGCGGCTCGATGCTATTACGAGCAGTCAACCATTGCCAATGTGGAGCAGGGGCGGGCGAGGATGAGCCTGAGCCTTGCAAAGGCGGTGGGAAAGGAGCTGAATGTATCCGTGGCATGGCTGCTGGGGCTGGATGCGCCGGAGATCAGCTATGAGACGGCGGTTGCAGTGATTGCCGCAGCGGGGAAGGACAAGCTGCGGGAGGTGCTGGAGAAAATGGAGGAAAACACATGAGCGAACCAATTATCGCTTACAAGGGCTTTGACAAAAACATGAAGTGCAGAGACTTCCAGTACGAAGAGGGCGAAACCTATCACATGCCCAGAGCGGTTCTTTGCGAAGAGGGAGCGCACGCCTGCACAATGCCGCTGGATGTGCTTGGATACTATCCGCCGGGAGATGGAAGCATCTACCGGATGGTAGAACTGGACGAAGTGTGCGACGAGAAAAGCAATGACAGCAAGATTTGCGCGAAAACGATAAAAATCGGCGCTGAAATCGGGATTCCCGGCCTCGTCAAAGCACAAATCGAATGGGTCAAGAACACCATAGGTTTCGACGAAAAGATCAAAAAGGCGAAAGGGTCTCCGGATAAGCATGTGACGGGCGATCAGGGCGCGGCCTCTGCGACGGGCAATTGGGGCGCGGCCTCTGCGACGGGCGAACGGGGCGCGGCCTCTGCGACTGGCGAAGCGTCGGCCGCTATGGCGTCCGGACGTGATGGCCGTGTAATGGGCGCTATCGGCTGCGCGATCTTCGCCGTGGAGCGTGGCGAATGGGATGGCAACACATACCAGATTGTCTCCGTCGCAGCCGGAATCGTGGACGGCGTAACGATCAAAGAAAAGACGTGGTACAAGTGCGTCGGCGGGAAATTTGTGGAGGTGTGACGGGTGACGCATCTGAGCCTGTTTAGCGGCATCGGAGGCCTGGATCTGGCGGCGGAATGGGCCGGGTTTGAAACCGTCGGACAGTGTGAATTTGCCGACTATCCTACAAAAGTGCTGGAAAAGCACTGGCCGGACGTGCCGCGCTGGCGCGACATCCGGACTTTGACAAAGGAGAGCTTCTATGAGCGAACAGGACTACGAACAGTTGACGTTATTTCCGGCGGATTCCCCTGTCAACCGTTTTCCGTGGCAGGAAAGCAAAAAGGAAAAGTGGATGACCGTTACCTATGGCCTGAGATGCTCCGAGTTATCCGAGAGCTGCGCCCGCATTGCGTTGTCGGTGAGAACGTACCTGGAATCCTCAGGATTGCCGCCGGGCAAGTGGTCAAGGATCTGGAGCAGGCAGGGTATCACGTCGTCGTGTTCAATTTTGAAGCTGCGGCTGTCGGAGCGTGGCACAGGAGAGCAAGGGTGTTCTTTGTGGCCTACGCCGACGGCGCTCGATCCTGCGAAGGAACGGATGAAAAGCACACAGCAAGCGGGGAATTCGCGACACAGTTTAGACCTTCCGCGAGCAGTAAGGCTCTGGCCGACGCCGAGGGCGAACGAGGGCAAGGATGTCCTGCAATCCGTCCCGCCGTCCAGGCAGAAGGAACTGGGGAAATGCAATCTGACGCAGGCTGTGGCATTGGAAATGCTTGCTACGCCGTGTGCGAGGGATTATCGGACGGGGCAGAGAAGAAGGTGGGAGGATCCAAAACGCGCGAACAACCTCAACGACCAGATTGGTGGGCAGTTGAACCCGACGTGGGTAGAATGGCTTCAGGGATTCCCCATCGGGTGGACAGACTTAAATGCCTCGGAAACGCGGTAGTACCGCAGCAGGCATATCCAATCTTCCGCGCATTGCGGGAGGAATTGACAAGAATGGAGGAAACGACGTGAACAAAGAAGAAATCGTGCTGGCGCTGCGGACGTGCGGCAACGAGGAAAGCTGCCGACCTTGCCCATACTTCAACATTCCGGCATGGAAGTTCCGCTGCAATGAAAAAGACACAGAAGCCGCCGACCTGATCGAGGCGCAGGCGGCGGAGATCGAGAAGCTGAAAGCGCAGGTGCCGAGGTGGATTCCGGCAGCGGATAAGATTCCGCCGGATCAAGAGGAAGTGCTTGTGCTGACGCAGAGCAAAAACGGCGTGCGGAATGTGGATAAGGGCTACTGGGCGATTGACCATTTTATCCATCGCGGCCGGTCGGAGGTCACGCACTGGATGCCGCTGCCGGGTGTGGATGTATGAAACAGAGCGGATACCTGAAACGGCAGGCGGATGTGCAGGATCGCCTGCTGCAAATTGGGACGGAGGTCGGGCAGCAGCAGGTCTTTGACGCGCTGGCGCTGGCCTTGCGCGATCCGGCGGTCATGGGCGCGAAAGGCGTACTCGGCCCGGCAAAGGTCAAGACCGTGTGCCAGCGTGTACAGGAGATTGTGCATGAGTTTGCGGATGCATGGTCTCCCGGCCCGGAGCAGGATTACCAGCAGGACAGGCTTGACCGGGCGCTGAAGGACATTTTTGGCGGGGATTTGCAGCCGTTTGCAGTGCGATACCCGTTTATCAAAGATCAAAAAATCAGGAGGTAAACCGATGAAAAAGCTATTTATTTCGCAGCCCATGCGGGGCAAGACGGACGAGGAGATTCTGGCGGTGCGTGCGCAGGCGAAACATGAAGTAGAAGCTTCACTGATGGAAAAGGTTGTAGTGATCGACAGTTTTATTCAAGGTGCCCCGGCGGACGCAAAACCGCTTTGGTACCTCGGAAAATCCCTGGAGCTGCTCTCCACGGCAGACATCGCATACTTTGCCAAGGGCTGGGAAGAAGCACGCGGATGCAGAATCGAGCACGAATGTGCCGAGGAGTATGGCGGCATCTGGATAGTCACATATGAGACGATATGAAGAAGGAAGATGGAGGTAAAAACAATGGAATACAGCAAAATTGCACTTACGGAAACAAAATGCGAAGCATCAATCAGAGATCAGGAGAGCATTTTTAAGCTGGTCGCGAAGTCGGAAGAGATTGCGAGGAACATTGAGGAAACTGTGCGGGTACTGGATGGCAACCTCTTTGGTTGCGGAGAACATGATACTCCGCCGGATGAACCGCGCTGCTTCCGGGACGTGTGTGCACAGCACGCCGAGCGCATGGCGCGCATCGACGCGATGTTAAATTCGATCAAGGAAAGGCTGGGTGTGTGATGGAGCGGATGACATTATTGAAGGAGGCGCAGAATGGCAAAAGTAAACTGGATTAACGGCAAGATCGCGCCGCCGGAGAGCGGCGAGTATTACGTGATCCTTGAGGCGCAGCAGGATATTCGCGATCCGGATACCAACGAGCTGCTTGTCAGCGCCGGGGACGTCGAAATGGACGGCGATTTGTACGACGCAGAAAGACGGTATTTTAGCAGCCTCGGTGGGAACAATCCGTTCTGGCGGGTGTTGTCGTGGGCAAACATCCTAAAGCCGGACGTGCCGGACGACATCAAGCCGAAACTGCGCACGTACTTCGGCGCAAAAGTAGAATGGAATGGTGCTGAAAATGGATGAATGGAGAGTATATGAGGCAGACACTCCGCAATGCACGAGCTGTGGAATGTGGATGCCGTTTGCAAGATACCGGCGTGGTCAAGGGACGAATGCGAGAGAGATCACAGACTATTGCCCACACTGTGGCAGGAAGATGACGGCGATGCCAATGTGTGGCGACTGCAAATACGGGCAAGGCGCGTGGAAAGAGGACGGGATATGCTACGCCTGCCGTGAGCAGGTATGGATTCCGGGAGCGCCGCACAGAAAAGCAGGAGAGGAGGACGACAATGCCTGAATACATCAACAAGGAAGAATACTGCGAAAATTATTGCCGATGCAGTAATGAGCATTGCGATAGGCAGAGTTGCCCAATCTGGGAAGCACCCGCCGCCGACGTTGCGCCGGTGGTGCGGTGTAAAGATTGCCAGAACTTGCGGCAGAGCGGGACGGGCTGGTGGTGCTGCGAGTATGGCGGGACGATCACTCCGCAGGACTATTGCAGCCGGGCGGAACGTATTACCAACACAGCAGAGCCGCAGCGCGTGCGTGTGGGCTTTGCCTCCGGAGGATATGATGCGGACTTGGGAGGAGGCACAGCGTGAAAGAAATGGCTAAAAAACTGAGGGAATGTCTGATTCGGCGGCTTGGCGGATATACGCAGTCGGTGACTCTGCGGCAAGAGTATCCGGTTCGGAAAGAAGTCGACATCACGAAAAGCATCGCGTGGCAGGAGTGGGTCGCGATCAACATTGCGCGCGCACTGCTGCGAGGACACCTGATCAAATTTGAGGTAGAGCCGAATGAACGCTACGACACCGTATATGCGTCGCTGACGGTCGTGACGGAGACGGGAAAATGACCTACGTACTGATCAACCCGCGGCGGACGCCGGGCGGGGAGGCGCACTGGGATGCGCGAATACCGGCGGAAAAGCTGAAGATTGGGCTGACGCTCCGGCTGCCGGTAAACTGCGCAGACGAGAGCAAGGTGGGGAGAGTTACCAGGTGCGTGGTGAAGGAAATCAACAGGCGGCACAACTGGATCAGAGTTGTGTACAAAAACGGGAGTAAATGCGCATCAGAATGCATGAAAATAGTGGAGGAGGAATGAAATGGGACGCAGACCTAAAGTGAGAATATGCAAATGCTGCGGCAAGCGGATGAATCCCCGGCGGCTGTGGATCTGCGAGGAGTGCCAGGCGGAGGGGAGGACGATCCACGTACACGGGAAAATCAACACGGCAGAGCTGGAAGCGGTGGCGCGGGAGCGACAGGCAAGCGGGCAGAACCCACTGGAGGGGATGCAACTGGAAGAAGTCGCGGCGCTGGCGTGGACGTACCGGCGCGAAGGCTACGGGAGCTACGGAAAGCTGCGCGGATATGTGCACGCAACGGGGCGGCTGCCGGATAGGAGAGCTTGACATGGAGGTGCAATACATATGGCGGGTGACGCTTGGCGACAGGACAACGGAGGTAAAAGGCAGGGACAGGCTGGAGGCGACCAAGAACGCGGCAAGAGCGCTGGATGTGAGATGGCCGAAAACGGCGCGGGACATGGAGGTGCTGCGGCTCAGAAGGGCGTGATGCACGGGACGGCGGCAGCGGGCGGCTATGTGTTCCGCGAGCCGGTGCGGATGCAGGTGCTGCTGCCGGGGCACGACCCGGTGGAGGTAAGGGCATACGCGACGATAGACGCGAGGATGCAGGCCGCAAGCCTCCTCAATGTGGACATCGCAGAGGCGCTGGAGGCAAAGGTGGCTGTGGAGACGGCGGCGCTCCGGCGGTGGCAGAAGCGACAGAAATGAAAAGCTGGCCGGGGAACCGGCCAGCGATCGGGGATTGTATTACCGGCCCGCGCAGCGGACAGGAAATAGAGGACCGGATCAACACTATATATAATACGCGCGCGCGCGTATTTTCGCGGCTCGGTAAAGACCTAAGTTTACGACCAACTGGAATGAGGGAGCGAGGATGAAGATCATGGAACGGAAATATGTGTGCGCCAACGGCGTGGTGGAGCGGACGAGATACGTCGTCGGCGACCACGCACGCCCCAGATCCTCCCGCAAAAAGGGAAACACCACCTACCGGAAGCAGGAAGCGAATTTTAATTCGGCCCTGCGGAAGATGGCAAGAATCCTGAACTGCAACTACTCGCACGAAAACGGGCTGCTGATCACGCTGGACTACGATCCGGCGGGGCTGGAAGCGCTGTGCAGAAAAGCAAAGCTGACGGAGGAGCAGACTCTGTGGGCGATGGGCGCAAGGGTTGGCGAGATCGGAGAATGGAGGGCCGCGAAAAGGGGACAGGAGACGGTGCAGGCAGAGGGAGAGAAAAACGAATTCTCCGCTGCCTGCGAGCTGCTGCGCGCGGAGGCGGAGAAGCAGATGAACCTGTGGCTGCGGAGAATCAAGCGGAAGGCCGGGAGCCTGAAATACATTGCCGTGACCTCGGACATTGACGGGGACACAGGCGAGGCGGTGCGCATCCACCATCATCTGGTGATTGCGGCGGCGGGGCTGTCGTGGGATCTTTTGCAGCAGCAGTGGCGGCTCGGCTCCGTGGATATCCGCCGGCTGAGAGGGCAAAAGGATTACACGCCGGTGGCGGTATACCTGCTGCGGCAGGTGCGCCGCCAGCCGGACGCGAAAAAATACGCCGTGAGCCGCGGAATGCTGCTCCCGGTGATTACGGAGAGAGAGGTGCTGGGAAATCCGGAGATCAGAGTCCCGGCGGGCGCCAGCGTGCTGGAGCGGGCGGAGTATAACGAGGAGACAGTGGTACAGTACGTCCGCTATGTGCCAAAAAAGCGGGAAAGCCGCACAGAGGACGGAGGCGGCGAGCGTGGGATTTAAGATGCAGCGCGGGCTGAAAATGCCCTACCGCAAGCAGGGGAGGATCTATTTTACGCTCGTCAACTACGACGACCTGCCAAAAAATCGACAAGACAAAATAGACCGCCTGATCGCTGATGCGGCAGGCGGCGATGCCGCATACATCGGCGCGCTGCGGGAATGGCTGCTGCACGACGACAGCGACGTGCAGCGCGTGAGCATTGAGCACTATGTGAGCATCCAGACGCTGTGCCGGATGCGGGAGAAAGTGTACAAGAGATGGTAATCGCCCGGAGGTCGTCCTCCGGGCGATTATGATTTGCAGTTACCAGCGCGCGGCCTCGTCAGCGGCGAGCAGCTCGGCTGCCATGGCGACTACATAAGCGGGAGCTTTGCGCTCGCCCGTGCACCAGTTGTCCACGGTGCGAAGCGGGATGCAGAACCGGGCGGCGAACTGGGCGTGAGAAAGGGAATACTGCTTACACAGGCCGCGGACGGTGGCGTGCGTCAGATCGTAGATGCTGCCGAGGAGGGTCAGACGATCTGCTGGAATGTCTGCGTCGTCCGGGTCGAGCCACACGTCGTCGCGGGACAGGTCGGCGATGAAAGCCTCACGGTCGCTGAAACAGTAGGACGCGGCGCGGAGATAATCGCGGGTATGAGGGTCGAGCATGGCGCGCCTCAATAGCAGGGATTCCGCTTATCCATCTCCCAGGTCTCGCCGAAGCGCTCGGCGTGACGGCGGGCGTACTCATCGAAAAACTCCTGCTCGGTGCAGGGGGCGAGGTCAGCGTGAACCTCTTCGCGCAGCTCGTCGTCCATCAGCTCGACAGCCGCATTGTAGTTGATCTCGGTGCCGTAAGAATTGATAACCTTTGCCATTTTAATTTCCTCCAAATATTTTGTTTTGTGGGGTCTTGCTCTTTACACTTATATAATACCACTCAATGAGTGGTATGTCAAGCAC